AGCGACTGGAGCAAGAGCGACCCGGACGGTTACGACCACACCCGCATCGTGATCGATGGCCTCGAAGTGAAGAACCTCGAGGACAACGGGGCCATGCCGATTCTGCGGGACACAGGGCAGTTCGACATCCGCGGCTGCGGCGACTTCCTGGTCTACAAGTTCAAGGCTGGCAACCCGTCGAGCAAGGCCGTGTTTCGCTTCGACTTCGCCGCGAACACCCCGACAACAGCCTTGGCTGCTGGCACCACCAACAACCCCCCGCGGGACAGCCAGAACGAGTACAGCACGACCAACCGCAGCAGGGGCACCTACTTCCCCTTCACGGGCGCGATCCGGTTCATCCTGCGCGACCCCGAGACGGACGCCGCCTACAGCGGGCCGGTGTCGCAGTACGTTGGCTGGCGGGGCGGCATCAAGGTCCAGGTTCGTGACCTGATGAACGAGGGCCAGAACAGCTCGGGCCAGCACGATCTCGCCGACTTGCAGGTCGACAAGCTCAAGGCGACGCTCATCACTCTTCCGACAGGCGTCACGCTCAAGCCAGCAGGCGACGTCAACGCTGGCCACGTCAGCGGCACTCCCTTGACTCCGTGTCCCAACCTGCCGTCCACGGGCACCGAGGAGCACTTCGGCCAGAACCTGACGACCGCGGCCGTGAAGTACCTCGCTGCGGTGCCGACAGAGCTTGAGGTGTTCTCGATCAGCGCGTCCAACGCCGTGAGCTTGCGCAACGCGCGCATCGGCTTGGGAGTTTCGAGCGATCCGTTCCAGCTCTCGACGCCGACGCTCACGCTGAGCTGCCAAGGGAGCCATGTGGTCGGCTACCGCTACGACCAGACGAGCACGGCTTCCCTCGCTCTGGCCGCCCTTGATGCCCGGGTCTCCTCGGACGACCAGCGCACCTACCTCACGGCCGCCAACCTCGAGCTCCCGCAATACTTCCAGAGCGGCATCATCTGGAAGGCCACGTTCCGCGGTTCGCGCGCTTGGCAGTACCGACAGGGTTCTACCGTCTTCGCGCCCTACGACGACCAAGGCGGCATAACCGTCATCATCGACGCCAACGGCTATCCCGACATGGCGCAGGCGCCGCCCGGCGACACGGTCGTCTCGCAGATCTACAGCACGACGCTCGCCGGCCAATACGCGAGCGATACCTACATTCTGCGTTGGAGTGGATCGAACCCGGTCGGGTGCCACTTCGCCTCGGGCGCCCCGTTCGGCAACGCCGTGACCAGCGTCACGAGCTCGCCGTTCGAGGTGCGAGCCGTCGTGGACGCATCCGCAGGAGCGCTGGTCGTCGAGATCCTCTCAGGCGTTGTGACCAGCATGTCGGTCATCACGCAAACGCAGGAGGGCACCGACCAGAACCGGCCGGTCATCGGGAATCCGAGTGGCCTGCGCCTGCTCGAACTCATCGACCCCGGCTCAGGCGTGCGCCTGCTCGACTGGACCGGCGTGAACTTCTGCGGGTCAAGCGATCCGAGGAAGGGGTGGACACCCGCGGTCGACTGGCCGGACGCAAGCGATGGCAGCGCCAACCACAAGCACCTCTCGGACGTGCGCCAGACCCAGAATAACCGCGGAGGGCTCTCGGGGGTCTCGCTCGAACTCGCGGTCCAGCTCGCCAATCAGTTCGGCTTCTCCCTGTGGTGGAACGTGCCGCACCTGTACTCGGGGCCGCAGCTCGCGGCGATGGCGCGGTACGTCGACGCCAACCTGGACGCGGCGATCCCGGTCATCTTCGAGTACTCGAACGAGATCTGGAATGCCCAGTTCCCGGTCAACGCCTTCCTGGGCAGCCTGGTCGGCGGGCCATTCGGCGCGAGCTTCGGCGAGGTCGCGGCTTCGCAATGGAAGGCGATGGTCCAGGTCATCCGCAACAACTCGCCGCTGCATCCAGGTCGAGTGCTCACGGCCTTGATGGGCAACCGAGCCCAGTCGAGTTTCATCCAGAGCGTCCTCGACTTCATCCCGACCAACAATCCGCTGTTAGTCATCAACGTGCTCGGTTGCTCGGGCTACTTCAACAACCCTCAGGCCGAGAACAGCTACAGCGACCTGACGACCACCACGCAGATCCTGGCGGACGCCGAGATCGGGATCGACCTATTCACCAAGCCGCAACTTGAGGCGCACCGCTCGCTCTTGAACGCGCGCAGTACGTTGCAGGTCGCCGGCGGCGGCCCCCAGATCCTCTTCGGGCTCTACGAGGCTGGGCAGCACATCAGCCCCAAGCCCAACGCTGGCACGCACAGCATCTACTTGCAGAACTGGATCGCAGCGCAGAACGACCCGCGCATGCGCAACGCCTACATCCACCTGATCGGGGTGCTGGCGCTGCCGTCGATCAGGCCCGACGTGGTGGCCTGGTTCACCTGGTGTTCTGACACGCAGGACGTGAACGGTTCCTGGGGGCACCTGCTCCATCTGTCGGACGTCACGGGACGGAACACTTCCCCGAAGTGGGATGCGATCATTGGCCAGGACGTCGTAATCGAGCAGGGTGCACCCGCCTCGCTCACGCTCAGCGGGGTGGAGGGCTCACGGGTCAATGCCGAGCTCACGTTCTTCCAGGACGCGCCGGCTGTCCTGCGGTTCAGTGCGCCCCAGGCCGGCCTGGGATTGGAGCAGAGGAGCTCGGCGGCCCTCACCCTCGCCGCATTCGACGGGCACCTCTCCACGGGCACGAACCAGCAATCGCCGGCCTCGCTCCGGTTGGCGGCCCTTGATGCCCTCGTGTCACCTTCGTTCCAGGCGGTCTCGCCCTTCAACCGGCCCTATACCCCTCCCGAGGTCACGGTGCCGGCGACCTACAAGACCTCACACGGCGGGGGCGACGGCCAGGCAGGCCAGCCCGGAGATCCGGTGCAGGTGTACAACGTGTTCTTCTCGAATGCGGTGCCGGCGCCCCCGGGAGGGCGGCCGGTGCTGGTGCACAGTCACACGGGCCTCTATCTCCGCAGCAAGCCCAAGACTGGCATCGTGCAGGGAAGCGCGGAGGCGTGGCTCTTCGACCTCATCCTGCAAGGCTGGATGGTCGTGTCGATCGGCACGACCGGGATCGAAACGACGTTCGGGTTCGTCACGGCCGAGAGTCACGATCACATGTTCGACGGCTACGGCACGTCGCGCTGGGAGGCGTTCAACCTCTACAGCCCCGAGAAGGACATGGCATTCGTCGTGCAGGCGCTCAAGCAGAGCGCCGCCGCGCTCGGGATTCGCGCGGACCGGATCTTCCTCTCGGGCATCGGCACTCCGGCGATCTGCATGCTCGGACTGCTCGGGACGCCGCGGGTCTTCTCAGGAGCGACGAGTGCGCAGGCTCTCGCCGACGCCCTGCCCTACGCCGTCATCGCTCGGGCGCCGATCGTCTGGTGGCCTGGGGTGCTCGCGAACTTCACGTTCGGCACCTTCGGTGCCGCGCACTGGCCCTCGCAGGCGGGCGCCGACGTGTTCGCTTCCAGCATCGGCGACGTCGCTGCAGGAGTGCTTGCCGCCACGAGCCCAGACCGCCACTTCCGTGAGGCCGGTTTCAGGGCGGCCCAGGTCTTCGTCTTCCTGGCCTACGACGAGCTCGCGCAGACCACCGACCTGACCAGTGACGGGTTCGGGGACCCGAGCGTGGTGAACCGCCTGGATCCTTCGGTGGGGCTCCAACCCTACTGGCACGGCCTCAGGATCTGGCAGACGATGCTGACGCAGCCCTTCAGGCGCAACGTGCTGGACCGCCTGGCGGCCCAGACGGCTCCGGTCGACATCACGGCCGGGATCCCCGGGGGCAGTCCGCACACGGACACGTTCACGGGTGGCATCTCGGGCTCGGCCTGCCAGGTCCTCATCCGGGACTGGGCGATCGCCCGCTACAACACCGAGCTTGAGGTGTCGACCCCAACCCTGACGCTCACCCCGCAGGCGCCCACGCTCGGGATTGGCGTCTTCCAGGATGCGCCAGCGTCGCTCCAGCTCACGGCTCAGGCCGGGTCGGCCTCATCGTCGACCGGCAACAACTTCGCCCAGCTCTCCACGCCTCAGCTCACGCTGACGGCACTGCGATCCACAGGCTTCGGCACGGACCAGCGATCGACGCCGGCGCTCTCCCTCATCGCCTTCCAGGCTTCCGCCAGCGGGGGTCCGACCCAGCTCTCGACCCCGACCTTGACCCTCACGGCGCACTTCGCCAAGGTGAGCGGAGTGACCGTGATCGTGCCACACTCTCGGCTTACAATCAGTTCGGTTGGTTTCCGACGCCTCGTCATCGAGAGCACTCCACGCACATGAGCTCCCAAGAAAAGCCTTCTCCGCCCCCCGCCGATACCGTTCCGCAGGTCGGTTTCGGCGCGAACGATGCCTCCGTGAAGGCAACCATCAAGGATCCCGTGACGGGCGAGGAACGGGTCCTCTACGACTACCCCCCGCCCGACCAGGAGAAACAGAAGCATGCGCGTCCTGAAGGTCAGCGGCGAGCTCCGTGAACAGCAGCCGCTGACGGTCGCCGGCCTTCTGGCGGCGGACACCGGAGCCATCATCCAGATCGCCGACGTCGCGAGCTGGGACCTCAACGTGTTCGACGTGTCGAGCGCGACGCCCAAGGTCCCCGTGCACCAACTCCTGGGGCAATCGCCGTCCGGAGTCTTCTTCCCGCCGACGGTCGACGACTTCTGGACCTTCGACGACATCGGCTACAACTTCCGACACAAGACGACTCCCGATGACTTCGAGATGCGCGGCGGACACCGCTACGTCTGGGAGTACCGCTTCGATACCAGCTTCGGCATCGCTTGGGGCGTGGCAGAAATCCGTTGCGTTGCCGTGATGTCTCCTCACTCGTGACCGATGCCGTCAGACAAGCCGAGACCTACAAGAAGCAGCAGGCTTTCCTCGAAGCCTACAGCCGGTTGCACATCGTTACCCGCGCCTGCACGGAGGTTGGGATCGGCCACGCCCTGCCGTATCAGTGGCGGGCTCGCGACGCTTGGTTCGCTGAAGAATTCGAGGGGCTCCAGAAGGCGATCATCGTCGAGCTCGAGGAAGAGGCTTTTGCGCGCGCGAAGGGTGGAATGGCCGACAGAGATTCCGCGTCGATGATCAAGTGGCTGCTGATGCGCCTCGATCCATCGCACTACTGGCAGGATCTCAAGACGACAACCGAGCAGGACGATCCCGACCAGAAACGTAGCTTCAGCGCCGAGGGGGACGCCGACGCATGATCCTTGCAGAGGCCGGCTATCGGGCTTACGGCGCAGCCGCGGAGCTGATCGCTTCGCGCTCGCTTGAGGTCCTCATGGAGGGCCCGAGCAACACGGGCAAGACCCGCGCCGTCCTGGAGAAGGCCTGGCGCTACGCGGTCAACTACCCAGGCGCCCGCATCTTGTTCGTCCGGCAGACGCGCAAGAGCCTTTCGGAGAGCGTCCTCCAGACCTGGGAAGACCATGTGCTGGGCTGGGGCCATCCGGCGATTTCTGGCACCGCGAGCCGTGAGCATCGGCACTCGTACGTCTGGCCCTACCGCGTACGGGTGGCACCCGATGGCACCCATTACCGCGGGCGCTCACGCATCGTGCTCGTGGGCATGGACCACCCCGAACGGGTGATGTCCACCGAGTTCGACCTCATCTGCGTGTTCGAGGCAACCGAGCTCACGCTCAAGAGCTGGGAGCTCTTGCTTACGCGCGTGCGCAACAAGCACGCGCCCTACCAGCAGATCATCGCGGACTGCAACCCAGCCGACGAGTTCCACTGGCTCAACAAGCGCGCGAGCGACACGCACGAGGGCCGGCCGAAGATGGCCAGGCTCTACTCGCGGCACAAGGATAACCCCTGCTTCACGAGCGGCGACCAGGACAAGCTCGACCGCCTGACAGGTGCCCGTCGGCGTCGCCTGCGCGACGGCGAGTGGGTGAGCGAAGCAGGGCAGATCTGGGAAGAATACGACGCCGAGGTCCACCTCATCTCGGCCGAGGAGCACTTCACGGCCGGGGGCGATCTCTGGCTGAGGATCGCCGGTCGCCCGAAGGACAAGGACTACGTCAAGATCGTGCGCACGGTGGCCGCTGCCGACTGGGGATTCAGGGCGCCAGGGGTCCTCCAGGTGTGGGGCATCGACCGCGAGGACCGACTCTACCGCTTGGCCGAGGTGTACCGTCAGGGAAAGCAGCTCGACTGGTGGGCCGAGCGGTGCGTCGAACTCGACAAGTCCTACCACTTCCTGATCGGCGTCGGCGATCCCGAGAACGCCGAAGCGATCGAGAAGCTGAACGACCGCATCTCCCAGACACGGGGTCGGCCGATGGACCGCATCTTTCGGCCAGCCGACAACGCGGTCCTCGCCGGCATCGACACGGTGCGCTGGGGGTTGCGCGACGAGATCGGACAGGCGCGCCTGTTCTTCGTGCGCGATGCCCTGCGCTTCGGGCGCGACGAGGAGCTGTGGGCCGCCAACCAGCCCGTGTGCACCGAGCAAGAAATCCCGAGTTACGTCTGGTGGAAGACCGAGGACGGCAAGCCCATCAAGGAAAAACCTGATCCATCGAAGGCCGACCACGGCTGCGACGCCACGCGCTACGCGGCGATGTACGCTTGGAAGAAGAGGCTGGGCCAGGAGTCAGCCAAGCCGCGCTACCAGCCAGGCACGATGGGCGACATCATGCGGCACGCGGAAGTCGACGTGGAGGAGCGAGGCGACCGGCTGAGCATGGCGAGGATGCCGTGGGACCGATGAATAGTGCGCAGCATCATCCGAGGCTCGCCGTCATCTCATGGGGTCGAAAGATGTCGCTCTTCCAGAGCGGCTGCGCGTGGCGGTCCCTCGCAAGCTGTCAAGTAACCATCGTGTTTCTCTCGCCTATCGGGTGGCCTTATCAATGGGCCGACTGAAACCCTCGTCATCGTGGACTGAAGGCGATCGCCAGCTCTACGAGCTCGGCAAGTTCGCGCGCCAGCGAATGCGCCGCGAGCTCAAGGATGACGTGGACCGGGACCTGCGCTGGACGGGCTACATGTACGGCTGGATGACCGCCACGGTCACGCTGTCGAAGGGCAAGCGCCAGCTCGCCGATCCGGAACAGGAGGCCTACATCCGCAGGAAGTACGACGCCGCCGAGAAGGCTGGGTACCTACGGGCGCCGCTCGTGATCCCGCGCCGCTCGACAGGCATGCTCGTGCCGGAGCACGTCGCGAAGAAGATCGAGGCCGAGAAGGCGGGCAAGAAGCCCGAAATCGTCGTGGCGAATGGCTGAATCTCCAGACATCCGTACATCATGGGGCTATCCGGAACTGATCCCGCGAGGCCGCATGTGGGAAACCGCCTACGCTCAGTTGTTGCTGGTGGAACCATCGCCAAGGGATGTCCAGTCCGAGCTGGAGTTATGGCACGGGTTCCTGCGCGATACCCTAGACCTCAATGCTCGACGTAAGCCCGGCTAACCTCCTCAGTGAGGTCGAGGCGGCCGAGAAGTTCCGCGACCGCTACCTCACGAGCTGGGATCGGCGCCTCAAGGCGATGGCGGGCCCGTACTACCGCTCGTCGGACGTTGCCTTCGCTCCGGAGAATCACTACTTCGAGTATTGCTCCTTCATGGTGCCGACGCTCATCTTCAGCGCGCCGCGCGCCCAGACGAGCACGCCCCTTGAGGAGGGCCAGCGCGAGATCGCGCAGGCGATCGGCGCCGGCCTCAACCGCTGGATTCGGGACGTCGACCTCGTGGACGTCCTCCAGCGACTCGCCTTCGACATGCTCCTCGGTTGGGGCGTGGCACTGGTCACGCATGAGGAGTACCGCGACCGCGGCAAGGTGCGGCATCGCAGCCGCGAGGATGAGTTCTGGCCGGCGCGCCCGCATGCCGAGCGCGTCTCGCCCAAGGACTTCTTCTCCGATCCCAAGGCCACGACCGAATCGAAGGCGCGATTCAAGGGGCATGGCTGGTGGACCGACCTGGACGATCTGCAAGCCATCGCCAAGGCCAACCCGGATGGTGGCTGGGATCAGAAGGCGCTAGAGCTTCTCGTCGCCAGTGCTGACGAGGGCGAGGACTCGCGACCACAGAGCCGAGATACCCCGGAGCGCAAGGAACTGAAATGCCGCGACGTCTGGATCCCCGAGTACAAGCTCGACGATGCTGGGCCCGAGGACGATGGCTGGCACGGAACTTTGCTGACGCTCGCCACAGGCGCGGGATACGCGAAAGGCAAGGAAGGGGCGCAGGGACTGATCGTGCGCCGGCAGTCCTACTACGGGCCGCGCTGGGGACCCTACGTCGTCTTCGGCGTCTACACGGTGCCGGATGAAGCGACGCCGCTCTCCCCGATCTGCGCCGTTGAGGGCAACATCGAACAGCTCAACCGCGTCGCGCAGACGATCCGAATCGCGATCGAGAGTTACAAGCACCTGATCTTCGTCAAGGATGCGACCGACGACCTGTCGAACAAGGTCAAGAACGCCGACAAGTACGGCGGCATCATCCCGACGCCAGGGCTCAGCGAGGGAGACTTAGCGGAACGCGACGTCGGCGGGGTCACGGATCAGCTTCTCGCTCACTACGAGATCCTGCGCGCGAATCTCGACCGGGCCGCCGCCATGAACGACGCCAAGCGCGGAGCCGTGTCGGGGGTCGGGACGGCAACCGAGCAAGCGATCGCCGACCGTGCGACCGAGAACCGAGTCGGTTACATCCGCCAGCGGTTTGCGCGTGGCGTGACGCAGATCCTGCGCACGGTCGGTTGGTTCCTCTACTACGACGAGCGCGTGGTGATGCCGCTCGGTGCCGACACCGCGGCCGAGCTCGGCATGATCGCCCCCTGGTTCTACGGCGGCGACGTCACGAAGGGATCCGGGTACACCTTCGACGACCTACAGCTCACGATCGAGCCGTCGTCGATGGAGAAGAC